AAAATCTATATCTGAAGGGTGCTGGACTAATACTTTATAAGTGCGATTTCTCATATTAATTTACTTATATAATATAAATAACTATTTCTTAAACTTTCTCCTTTAATACATATAAGCATACCTTTAATCCAACTGTATTCATTTTTTGGGGAGTGATAAAGTGAATGATATGTTCTATTTTTCATATATTAATTTTAAATATCTAAAATAAACTTTTCTGATGTTTAACGTATAATCTTCAATAATTGGAAATCTATGTTGTCCAGCTTTGGGTTCATATAAAGTAAATAAATAAAAACTAGTACTAGTCCAAGTAATTTTACATTTCTTCATTTATATAATGATCATCATTTAAATATACTAAATATGCAGATTTAATATCCCATACAGGATGCGCACTTGTATTTTGAATATACAATCCATCCACATCATTCCAAACTAAGTAGTTTACTGATGTACCTGGATATAAAATTTCATGTGTCTTATTTTTCATGAGTACTTTTTAAATATTTAATATAAGAATGTCTTAATTTTTTACCATCTATAGAATATGCTGTAAATAATAAAATATTATTAAGATAAGAATATGCGGCATTTTTATTAGACCATATTGAAATCCTAAGTATCATAATTTATAATATTTATATAATTGTTTTATATATGATCTATATATACGTTTAATCATGGGGTAGATAAGATCATATTCTTCAAGATCAAAAAATAAACCTTCTTTTGTTTTAATCAAAGGTTTAGGTTTTCTGTAAATGTCTATGAGTTCCATATTTAAATTTTATTTATTAAATAGTGTGTATAAACTGATCTTAAACTTCCTGCATTATATATGAAAAGTGAATATCCATATGCAATTTTATGGTAATGTAAAAATTCCCATATTACATATAAATTTCCAAATGTAGAAAACTTAGAAATACTATTAATCATATAATATATTTAAATAAAAATTGTAACAATTACGTAATGAGGTAGTTTTAGAATTAAACATATTATAATTAAAACCTTTTGTCATATGATATTCTTTATCAAAATATGTTAAATGAAGCATATTATGACTACTGAATAGTGGATACATGTAAATACTAATTGAGTTTCTCATAGTGATATTTATTAAAAAAAAGGGGAGCTAGATACTCCCCTTCACCTTACAATTTAAAATAATAATTGTTTAAATCCATTCAGATGGAGATTTTAAATCTTCCATCCAAATATCTAGTTCTTCTTCAGTATTGAAATATTTATATAAATACTCTTGTCCAACATTAATTCTTACATGAGGTTTATAATATACTATATTGTCAACAATAATATTAAGTTCAGGGTTTGGATCTTTTAAATAAGCTGATGCAACTATGGGTAAAACATAAATACCAGATTTTCTTATTGTTATCCCAAATATTTTAAGTTCTTTTCTATATTCATAATTATCATTAACTTTATTCATGAACTTTTCTACATTAATAATTTTATCTTTTCTTATCATAATATTAATATTAAAACATAATCATCAGTCATACCTGTGTTAAATTCTTTTTGGAATTCTTCATAATCTAATTCAGTATAATGACCATCCAATTCATGTTTATTTAATGTAAACCAGTTTAATAATTTATCTCTGTCATCTTCTGGTATTTTATCAAAATCATCATATATGGTATCATTAAAACAAATAATTTTACCTTTCATTTATAATTTTTTGTAAATATTCAATAAATTGTTTTTTTTGTCCAAATTCTTCATGGTGTTCTCTACATAATGCAATTAGATTATTAATATCATCTTTTAATTCAGGATATTTACCTTTTCCCAAAATATGATGTATATCTACTGCTTTTTTATTACATCCAGGGATCTCACATAGTATTTCATGTGGATCCCTGTTGTAATTTTCTAATGCGAAATCTAAATACTTCTTAGTATAACTTTTCAAGAATGCTTGGATTATTCTCTATAATATTCATTAATTTCTCAACGTTCTCAATCATTTCTGGATTATCAGATATAATTAAAGATACTTCTCCCTTCTTATATAGTTCAGATAATTCTCCCATTTCTTCTTTATTCAGTTCTTGGGTGTCTAGAGTTAATCTAATACTTTTATCTCTTAATGGTTTAAAAGTATAGAAATTTACATTTTTAAAGATCATGTTTATATCTTAATAATTTATTTAATTGTATTACTATTTTTTCTTCATCAATTGGACCATTATAATTGATTTCTCCTATGATTGCTTTATGTTTGTATGGTTTCATAGATATTAAGTAATCATCTTTTCTAAGCTGATGGTACCAAAGTCCATCATTTTTATTAAAACATATTAGGTGTTTACCATCAAGTATATTAAGGGTACCAATTTTTACATATATTCTATACCTCATTTAATTCTAATTCTAGTGCAGCAATAGCGTCCCAGGCAGTATGAGCAATATGTAAGAACCCAGACTCATCTACTTCTCCATTCTCTTCTAAAAGATGTCTACCAAGTGCTTGTTCATATCTGAACTTACCATTCTCAACTTTCTTCCAGTTATCCCATTTCTCATTATCTTCTTCTTCTCCATATTTATTGTGACCATATTCTGATAACTTTGATAAATATGCTATTGCTTTGGGAAATTGTCTAAGAAATTGAGTTACTGGAGGTTTTCCACTATCAAACTTTTTTCCTTTCATTTAAATCTTTTAAAAATTCATTAATTGTATATTTTTTAGTAGGACGTGCATTAATTCCACTAACATGGTATTTTTCTGAAATTCTTGATACAATTAAGTTACTATTCGCATATGGAAATACATTATAACCCATATATTTAATTAATTTTCTAACAGCTAATGATTGGTTTCTAGTTAATCCTAATACTTTCATATTATTTTGTCCTTTTTCTTTCATATAACTCTTTCATAAATTCATTAAATGAGTAATGATTAGCATCTCTTGAAGTTCCAGTTACATCATGAGAAGAATGTAGGCTAATAGTAAGATTAGAATTCATAAATTCAAAAACACTAAAACCTAAATATTTTAGAAATCTTCTTATTATAATAGATTGATTTTTACTTAATTTTACAGGTTTATAATAATTTTTCATAACATAAAATCTTCTTTTTTACCTGAAAATCTTTCATAAAACTCATTTTCTTTATTTATTCTTATTGATAATTCTTTTTCTAATTCTGTCTTTATCCTTGGATTTTTTGTAGATATACTGTATCCTAAGTTTTTAGTAGAAATATACATTGCCAATTTATTTGGGGTAATTGGTACACTAGCTTGTTTCAACTTAATCTCCTCTTTATAGTTAGGAGATAATTTAGAATAAATACTGTTTTCAACAATTAATATATCAGCTAAAAATCTATCTGGAATACTTAATCCAACAATGATTTTATTATCAATAATTTCAATGGATTTAAAATATTTACAATCAACTAATAAATCACATATTGAATAATAAGGAGAAGTAGTTAGGTGTTTATTACTACAAAAATAATCTCTATTAAATTTCAGATACAGATTACCATCAAATCTGTTATTTCTATATAGATATGTATTCTCTAAACCATATTCAATAGCTAACTGAACAAATGGTATTATTAATCCTCCTTTAATTGATGAAACTACATTTATAGTTATATCCCAAAACAATGGTAATACAAAGACTGTAGATACATTATATTTATTCCAAATCTCTCTTAACATTACTTGTATATACTTTAAAAATTTCAATAAAATCTTCATACTTCATAGTTACAAGATGATGCTCAGGTTTATAACCATCTATTTTATGAAATAATAATTGTAGTCCTTTAAATTCTGAAGAGTGTTCTGGTAAATTTTCTTTTAAATTCTTCATTTGATATTCAAATTCTTCATCAGCTCTTGGTCTAGAGTTTTTATATCCAGACTTACATTGAGTAAGAATATGTCTACCATTTTTCATAACTGCTCCCCAGTGATCTATTCCACAATTATCATACAGTTTGGAAGCCAACCTGGATGTCTTGGTCTTGGGCATCCCCATCCCCTTCAACATCAGTGTAATCTCCCTCTCGTAACTGCTCCCCTTGGTCTTGTTCCTCTTCCCTATTGATGCTTTGTCTTTCTTCATATTTTATTAATTCATGTTCTGGTAATTCAATACTAACTTTAAGATCAAAATGGTTTGAGTTTATTACAGTAGAGATAACCTCATCCATATATTTTCTCATTAATTCTTCAGATATCAATACTTCTTTATTATTATTTATAAAATTATTTACTAAATTTAAATCAGTATTATAATTAACTTTTGATATCCAGAAAGCATCATTATGTCTTTCTATAAATGTTCTAAAAGATATAGAGTTGATTAAATTTGAAGCTTTAAATTTTCTATAATACTTCTTCCATAAATTTGCAATAAAAAATTCAGAACCAGATGAAGTAACTAACATTTGTGCACCCATATTAAAATGAGTCTCATCATCAGATGATAAAAAAGTCTCTATGTTTATATAAGCTTTATAATCTAATATTTTAGTTTCATTACATAATTGGTATAAATCAGTAGCATCAATCATAGGTATATTGTATGTTATATATTCTTCAGATTTTGATGTAAAACAATCTTGTACTATACAATTATCGCTAAATTTAGTGGTATTATCTTCTGGAACCCAATAATCTACATCTTTAATAGTAACTTTCTTTCTTTTTTCTAAATTATATGTTTCTAATTTATCTACATAAATATTAGCTTTATCTATATTTCTAACAATAGATAAATTCTTTTTTCTAGCATATTCTCTGAATGTAGCCCTATTAAAGGCTACATTCTTAGAGAAATATACTCTGTAATTATTTGGTATATCAAATACTTGTTTAGGTGTATGTTCTATTGCTTCAAATTCATCTTCACCTCTTGATGCATATACCCAATCACTCTGATAAGTATAATGAGTTAATCTTCTCATGATAAAAGTGCTTTTCTGAAAAATTCTCTTTGAAAGAGTTTTGAATATTTCTTCTCATCTGAAGCAAATAAGTCTCTTAAGACCTTAAGACTTAAATCTTCCCCGAAAACTTTCTTATTAATAATCAATTCTAGTCTATCTGCCATAAAATCTGTAAAAGAACTGTCTACTGTTTGAGCAATAATATAATTTATTGTTCTCATAGATAATACAGCACTTTGAGCAGCTTTATATGGATTTGTTTTACTTCCTAGCTCACCAATACATTGTTTCAATTCTTCTAGTAAAACTTTTTCATCTTTCTTTGAATTAAAAATTTCAGAAGGATCTATGATATTCCAATCTGGAGATTGTAAGAACATAGTAAACATATTTACATAATCAAGTCTCAAAATGGATTTACCATTCTGCTGTATTTGATACAGACTCTCTTTAGATGTAAAATTACCTTTTAAATTTAATAAAGAATTGAAGAACATTGACCATTGTCTTGGCATTGAATTCATCCCCTTGTTTTTATCTGCATTATCTATATTAGCAAATATTTCATTGCTATTTTCAATAATAAAATTGATAAATTCACCAGGAACTTGTTCTTTTTCAGCTTGTTCTGCCCAATCTCTGGTGTCATATTTAACACCAAAAGTCATAAATCGACTGGATTGTGCTGAGTCTCTAGTTAAAACTTGGAAGTCATCACCTTCTGGATTATTAGTCATAACAATGTTACAACCAGGAGGAAGTTTCCATCCATAGTATTCACCTCTATTAATACATTTTTGTTATCTCAAAGTCGTTTAAACTTTGATTCTTACAGTTTCCTGTAAGTTCAGATCATATCTTCTATAAGCTTTAAGTATTGATATACATAACTCATAGTTCTGCGCTCTTGCCCAAATTATTATCTTCAACATCACTTGTTAAGATTCATTGGATGATCGTTGAACCTTCTTTATATTTCTATAAAGCTTGGCTGCTGATTGGCATAGTGTTTAACCTTAGCTTTCCAGACAGTTCACAGAATTAGGAACCTATTTTAGAGGCTGTTAAGCTCCATTAACGCATTCATAAATCTCTGATGCATATTGTTATCTCAAGAGCTCTTTATCTCTTGATTCTATATATTACTATATAGTTCAGACTATCTCATAATATTACGTTTAATTCTTGGTAGAATATAATAATATTTCTCGCACTCTTGCCTTTTTCATCTTCAGCACCACCTGGTAAGATTACTAAAAGTAGTCGTTGATCCTTCAGTGTATTTCTACAAAGCTTGGATTAGGGTTGTCCCATAAGGATGTTCCCAGATTCACGAGATTACGTTCCCATCAATATTAATAAAATCTAAATTAATATATTTTGTTGTCTTTAGTTTCAGATTCTTTCTTGAGCAAATAACTGCACATAAAGAATCAAAATTTGGATATAAATTACCATATTTGTCAATAACAAATCTAGCACAATCAGCAATTGATTTAAAGAATATTTTTTTATTATTCTCTATTAAATAAACTGATTTTATTTTTGCTAATTTGCTATTGTTTTCATAAACAATACATTTGTCAGTATAACTCCATAAATATCCCCCTGATGATTTTTTATACTCATGTTTTCCACGAGCAATTACAGAAATGCCAACTATATTAAGTTGTCTTTCTGCTTCATTAACAGAAGGATATTTTTTAATAAATTCACCACTTAATGAAAATTGATAAACCTCTTTACTAGTTGTTTTACAATTTTGTTGGGTAGTTGGATCTAATTTAAAGTTACAAAATGGTTTCTTTTTTTCTATCCAAAATTTTTCTCTTTCTAAAAGATCTTCTTTCTTACAATATTCAAGAATTTTAAACTTAACATTTTCTTCTCCGTATTTTATCATACAGCGCATGATAATTTCATTTATATATCGTTTGCTTTTTTTAGTCTTAGCTTTTGCAAAAGATCTATATCTACTTAGTCTATTTTCTAAGTTTAGAGAAGAACCCACATAATCCCTATGTTTTATTTTAATTAAATAAATTCCAGGAATATGTCTAAATTCTTTTAAATTGTAAGTTGAAAGCGATTGTAATTTCATATTATTATCTTTATGTAAAGATAATATAATATGATATTATAAAATATTAATTAAGATTTATTAACAAAAGTTTAACTAAAAAGAACGGAAACTATCATCAAGCAACAAAATACTTGTTTCATAGTTTTTCAGATTACTAACCCATTTAGGTTCAGCATAACCAGTTCTGGTTTGTCCTGTTGGATGATAATTATCTTTGATATAAATGTCAAATGATTTATCATTTGCCCAAAATATTTCTTCTCCTTTTTTTAACTCAAATTCTTTTATTGGAAAACCAGTAATCTCACCAAGATCATCAATAGTTCCCATATTTACTTTTTCAAATCCAATATTATTCTCCTTACAAAACTGGATTACAGAAGATGTTTTTGCAATTCCAGGGACTCCTTCTAAGTTTATTGCATTCTTCAATAATCCTCTCTTCTCTAATATTTTATTTGCTTCAATGAATTGAGCTAATTTACTTTTTACACCCGATGGTGTTAGATATACTACTTCTTGTGTCATTTAACTCCTATTTGGTTTAATAATTCAAATCCCATTTTTGAAATAACTTCATCTTCTGAAGTTACTCTTTCAATAATTTCTTCTCCATCAATGTTTGCATCAACTAACTGTTTAGTAACATTTAAAGTGTCATCTTCTGACATTAACTTTGCAATTAAATTCTCAACTGGTTCATTGGGTTTATTTAATTCTTCAGCTAAACTAATTGGATCACATTGATCTCTTCTACCT